TTGTGTCTTGGAATTGGTTAGCTGGTGGCACAGCACCATCACAAACATACACAGTAAAAGTAGTTTCAGATAGTGGTAACAAATATAGATTTGATGATTTTGGAACAAGTGCAGTTACTTTAGATTTACAAGAAGGTGGTACATACACATTCGATCAATCTGACAGTTCTAACTCTGGACACCCATTAAGATTTTCTACAACATCAGATGGTACGCATGGTGGGGGAAGTGAATTTACTACAAATGTCACAACAACAGGAACTCCAGGAAGTGCTGGTGCAAAAACTGTAATCACAGTTGCTAGTGGTACTGCAACTCTTTATTACTATTGCACACAACATTCTGGCATGGGTGGACAAGCAAACACAAATTCTACATTTGGTTCATCAAATTTTTCTGGGGGTGTTCAATCTATTGTTTCTGCAAACACCACATCAGGTTTTTCAATAGTAAAATTTACTTCGTCTAGTAGTAGTGGTGCTATGACAGTAGGTCATGGTCTTGGAGCAACTCCACAGGTCGTTATAGTAAAAGACATAGGTGCTAGTGGAAATTGGCAAGTATATTTTGAGGGTATTGGTACTGCAAATCAACAATATTTAAAACTAAATGCTACTGATGCTTTAGTAAATTATAGTAATTTATGGGGTGCTGGTATGACAAGTTCTCTTATTGGAATAGGTGTAGCTGTAGCTGTTGATGCTAGTGAAAGTGATATAGCCTACTGTTTCGCAGAGAAAAAAGGCTACTCAAAATTTGGAACCTACACAGGAAATGGAAATGCAGATGGAACATTTATTTATACAGGTTTTAAACCAGCTTTTTTTCTTGTTAAAAATATTACTAATGCTGGGTACGATTGGGAACTAAGAGATAATAAAAGAGATAGTTATAATCCAGTAGGTTATAGACTAGAGGGAAATACAAGTGATGCAGAGTCATCTTATTATGCAGAGTATGATTTTGTAAGTAATGGTATCAAGATAAGACAAAATGGAAATAATTATAATACATCAGGTGCATCTTACATCTACATGGCATTTGCAGAAAATCCATTTGTAAATTCTAATGGTGTACCCAACAACGCAAGATAGGAATTAATTATGCAATTATCAAAACATTTTACATTATCAGAGATGGAAAAATCTCAAACAGCTACAAGAAAAGGTATATCTAATAAAGCTGGATCAGGAGAAATAAAAAACTTAACTGATTTATGTTATGAAGTATTAGAGCCTGTACGAGCAAAGTTTGAAAAACCAATAATTATTACTTCAGGTTATAGGAGTCCTGAATTATGTGAGGCTATTGGCAGCAAATCTACATCTCAACACGCAAAAGGACAAGCAGTAGATTTTGAGATAGCTGGTGTGTCTAATCTGCAAGTAGCTTTATGGATTCAAAATAATTGTAATTTTGACCAACTTATATTAGAGTTTTGGAAAGCAGAAGATAAAGACCCTAACTCAGGCTGGGTTCATTGTAGCTTTGCAGAGGGAAGCAACAGAAAACAAGTATTAACATACGATGGTAAAACTTATACTAACGGACTTCCTGAGGCTAAATGGTCAGATGGTAAAATGCAAAACTAGGAGAAAAAATGGCACTTACAAAAAAACAAAAGAAACTTCCAATGGCTTTACAAAAAGCTATACTGAAAAAACAAAAACAAACTAAAAAAAAGAAAGCGAGGAAATAATGCCTTATCATTATGGAAAAGGGTCACATGGTGGCGGAATGAAGAAAAAAAAGAAAAAAGCTAAAAAACCAAAAATGAATAAAAGAAAAAGATAATGGTTAAAGTTGCGTCTATAAAAAATATTATTAAAGACCTTACACCAAGACAACAAAAGACCATGCGATCTCATGCTAGACACCATACACTAAAACACATGAGATCAATGGCAAGATTGATGAGTGGTGCAAGTGGAAGAAAAAGAACATTTGCACAAGCACACACAATCGCTATGAGGAGAGTCGGTAAATGAGTGGATTTACAACAACAGCTACATTGGCTGAAATGATAAACAAAAGACCAATGAGGAAAAGAAGAAGAAATGTCAAAAAAAAGAAAAAGAAAAAGAGTAGCAAGAGATAAACAAACAGACTTGCCAAAAAAATATTTATCTGGTCTCAAAGGCGGTGCAAGATCAGAGAGAGCAAGTTTGATAAAAGCTATGTCTGAAGCTTACAAAAAAGGGCAAAGAATACCAAGATCAATGTTTAGGGCGAGGGCGAGAAGTGGCTATTAGAAGAAAACCTTTATCTGCAAGAGTTGTTTCTATACTTAGAGCAAAAGCTAAAAATAGAAAAAATATAACTCTTGGTATGCTTAAAAAAGTATATCGAAGAGGACAAGGTGCTTATTTATCATCAGGTTCAAGACCTCGTACCTCTATGGCTAGTTGGAGTATGGGAAGAGTAAATTCTTTTTTGCGAGGAAGTAGAAAACATGATACAGACCTTAGAAGAAAACGAAAAAAATAAAAATGAAAACAACTAAAGAAAAATTTGTAGAGATTGATGGAAGAATTAAATTAGTAAATCAAAAAATAGATTTAATAATTAAGAATCATTTACATCACATGAAAAAAGACATTGATAGAATTTTATATTCTCTTGGTGCAATCGGTCTATTGGTTTTAGGACAATTACTTTACTTACTCTCGAAATAGTTGTATTAAGACTTATGATCTATAAGTCTGTTTTGATAATTAGTGATACTCATTTGCCTTTTGCTGTTCCTGAATTAATACCTTTTCTAAAACTTCTCAAAAAAAAATATAAACCTGATAGAATAATTCATATTGGAGATGAAGTGGATAAACATGCTATGTCATTTCACGATAGCGACCCTGATTTACCTAGTGCTGGAGATGAACTCAGAATATCTTTACCATTAATAAAAGAACTAGAAAAACTCTTTCCTAAAATGGATTTATTAGATTCTAATCATGGAAGCTTAGTTTATAGACGAGCATTGAAGCATGGAATACCAAAAGCTTACTTAAGAGATTATAACGAATTTTTAGAGGTTGGTAAGGGTTGGAAATGGCATGATGATTTAACAATAGATACACCACTTGGCAAAGTTTACTTTTGTCATGGTAAAACAGCAGATGTTTTAAAATTAGCACAATCTATGGGTATGTCATGTGTTCAAGGTCATTATCACAGTTCTATGGGTGTAAGATACTATGGTAACAGTTTAGGTCTATATTATGGTCTTCAAGTAGGTTGTATGATAGATTCTAAAAGTTTGGCATTTAGATATAACAAAGTACAAAAAGCTAGACCAATTATAGGCTGTTCAGTAATATATAATGGATTACCTATAATTGAGCCATTTATTAAAGATAAGAGTGGAAAATGGGTCGGAAAGCTACTTTAAAGCCACAGAGAGCCACAGAGAGGGCTACTAAGAGACAAATAGGTGGCAACCATTACAGGCTTCCTATAAGCCCTCTAAAATTCATATTAGCTAATAAGCTTAACTTTGTAGATGGAAATATTGTTAAATATGCAGTAAGAAATAAAAAGGGAGAAAGCTTAAAAGAGAAGTACGATAAAATTATACATTACGCAGAATTAGGAAAAGAATTATTAGGAGAATAATATGTGGTTGAACTTACTTAGTTTAGGTGTAAAGACAGGTGCAAAAATATATCAAAATAAACAAAGAACAAAACAGTTAATGTCTGATGCTCAGATGCACCATGCAGAGCAAATGGCGAAAGGCGAGATTGAATATAAAGCGAAAGTTATTGAGAGTAATGATAATGGTTGGAAAGATGAATTTGTCTTGGTTCTTGTATCTTTGCCTATTCTTTTATTGGGCTGGTCTGTTTTCTCTGACGACCCTGAGATTCGTGATAAATTAGATTTGTTTTTTGAATACTTTAAAAATCTTCCTTATTGGTATCAAGCTATATTTATTGGAGTTGTATCTGCAATTTATGGTCTCAAAGGTGCAGACATAATGAGAAAGAAATAGTATAGATATGAATGACCAACGATGCAGTAATAATAGAAGTAGAGTTTCATTTACACAGTTTGTATGAACCTTATGGTCATTTTGTTTGTTTAAGATTTATAGATACATACCCACAAAAAACAAAACTTACATCTTTGTTAAAAGACTTTAATCAATATCCAGATGTAAAACTCGTTGATTACGATTTTAAAATAGAAAAGATTACTGAAGCTACTGATATTACAGGATTAGAAATTACAAAACATTAGCGACCCACCAAGTCTCCCTGATGGGTCTATCTTTATGTAATGTAATTAAACTGTTCAAGGAGCCAATATCAACATAAAGAATTTTGTCATCCCTCTTGCTTCCCAGCTAGAGTTAA